ACATGATGAATCGGTTTGCTTGTTTTGGTTCAAAAGCGGTGAAAAATATTTCGTTTGGATCTAATATTGCCATTTTATGTTATTTATTTTCTTATACATATTGAAGAGAAAGAAAAGATATCAAATGAGATACCTTTTCTTCTATTCATTTTAAATTAATTAAGCGGGAAATACTGCGCCTGTTGGTAAGATGTTGAAATCTAGATAAATAAATTCAGCTGTTTTAGTTGGTTGAATATAAATCTGACCTACCATCTGGTTTCTATCAATTACATCAGCAGTATTATTACTATCATCCATAATTACTTTGAAAGCATATAAACCTTGACGTTGTTGTACTGATTCTAGATATGGATTTACTTGACTTAAGAATTGATTTCTTGTAGCAATTGTGTTTTGTTCAAATACTAAGTTTTGTGCTACTTGAGAAATATAAGACTTAAGAGAAATTAATAATCTACGAACATTTACTCTATCAAGAGCTGAGGCTTTAGTTTGTAATGTTTTCTGACCATATGCTACTATTCCAGTTCCTGGGAATGTTGCTATTGGATTTACTTTATTTGAATATAAAGTATCACGGTTAGCTTGAGTTAATTTCTTTTCAGCTCTTATTACATTTCCTAATCCACCTCTGTTAATACCAGCTGGGGCGAACCAAGGCTCACTTACATTATCATTATAAGCGTAAACACCTACCATCATTGTTGATGCTGGAACCCATACTAATTGAGCTGAGTCTGGGTCAATTGTTTGAACCCAAGGCCAATATGTAGCAGCATATGATGTGTTTTTAGCATTTGCTTGAGTTGTAACATCACCTATATTTGAACCAAATGGTACTAAATCAGATATATAAATAGAATCACCTCTATTTTGAGTGTTATTAATAATAGCTGTTATTTGTGAAGCACCTAAATCTGCTGTTGAAGCAAATAAACCAGGAACTACCAATACATTAAATCTATAATCATCAGCATTAGCTAATAAGTTAATCATACCATTATAATCTGAGGATGAGATACCTTGAGGTGCAGTTGTAGCACTATTAATGTTATTATGATAATCAGCTCCTCCACCATAAAATAAATCACCTGTTGCTCCACCAAATGTTCCATTGGTATTGAAAGGTATAGATGAAGTAAATTCAGATTTAGCTAAACCATTGTTTCCTAAATAGAAAGGAGTTGGAGAATTTACTGATGCTACATAGACGTATCTTGATCTTGTTGGAAAATCACCAATTACCTCAATCTGATTATCTTGTGAACTAAATTGTTGGAATTGATTACCAATTACTTTAGATACATAGTTTGGTTGGGTTGGGTCTAATGATAAGTTAGTCCATGTTTCTAATACAACTGGATTGATATTATCATCGTCACCTCTTCTGATTAATAAACTAAATGTACCTGAGGCTGTGTCTCTGTTTGTAATTTGCCATCTTACATTATCTGCTGATCCTGATATTAATGAATTGTTAGATCCTGTAGGTCCAGCATTATTCATTATATTTCCTTCAGAAATAGTTTTTAATTCTAAAGCTTCAGTACCTATAGCACCACTAAATTTAGTAACAGTACTTCCTGATGTAAATGTAAATTCATTTAATAATAAATAATTAAATTCACCTCCTACTACACCAGCATCTAATTTAATTCCAGTTGATGCTGATACTGAAGATGTTATACCAGATAATACAGTACTGTATGGGGCAATTGATTTACTTACATTAAATACTGCTGATGCAGTAGCCGCATAATCTGCTGCTGTACTAGCTGCAAATGAACCTGTATTAACAGATATTCTAGTTGATGTATTTGCTACTGTAGATCCAGTAAAGAAGAATTCAATACCATTAACACTAAATGAACCTGAACCAACAGCAGCTACACTAGCTGAAACATAAGTTAAATTAGCGTTTACAGAGGCTGTACTAGCTAAATTTAAATTATAGATACTAGAAGAAGCTGGATTGAATGATCCACTTACTACTCTAGCTACTAATAATGTTTCACCACCGTTGTTAAAGTAATTGAAAGCTGCTACTGATGTAAAGTAGCTTTGAACTTGACCACCACTTATGAATGTAGTACCAAATTTGTTTTGATACTCACTATAAGATGTAACAATAGTTGGAATTTCTACTGGACCTTTTACTGTTGGTCCTATAATAGCTGCTCCAACCGTTACTGGTTGAGATGATACGAATGAATTGTCGTTTTCCAGTGCTAATACGCCTGGGGATATTAAGGTTTCTGCCATATTTTATAATTTTGTTGATTATAAATATGACAGAAACTTTTAAAAATCGATGTTAGGCCTCAACTTTTGTAATCTCTCCAGTCTCTGGATTAACTGAAATAGGACCATACTTTTCACTCATTTGTTTTCCATAGTCTATTTCTTCTTGTTGAAGTTCAACTAATGTTTGTTTTGCTTTTTCATGTCTAATTTCAAGTGAAATTTTAGCTACTTCAATTTGACCTAATTCATTAATTAAAGCTTGACCTTTATCTTGAAGATTTTGCAATTTTTGTAATTCTTCTGTTGTTAATTTTTCCATGTTTTATTTGATTTTTAAAATTTTATTTATTGATTTAATTATTTGATCTGGGGTGATTGTTTTAGTACATTCAAATTGTCTTGGAGTATCTTTATGATCAGGACACCATTCCCAATCTCCTGGGTTTAGCCAATGTCTGTTAAAACATCCAGTACATACTGATTTATTTTCAGGGAATATACGTTCACAGTCTTGCATTTCAGTATATGGATAACTAAAACCAGATATTAAAATTGTAGGGGTGTTTAATGACCATGATAACCAACTTAATCCACTACCTACTCCTATAAATGCTTTAGCATCTCTAATATCAATCATTCGGTCTTTAATATCTATATGATATCCAGTTTTATTTATTACTCCAGTTAGTGTACCTCCTAATTTTGAATCATGCCATTCATCATTTAAAGGCTCTCCAGTTAACATAACTACTTTATATCCTTTTTCATTTAAATAGTCTATTATAGATTGCCATCCTTTTTCATACATCCAGTACTTAGCATGAGCTGAAGCATGAGGTGCTATTACTACATATTCTCCTTCAATATCTGTTTTTATATTAGGTGTAACTAGATTTGGTTTTGTTTCACTATAGCTTAATCCTAAAATTTCACTAGCTGTTTGTTGTAATGGATATTTTTTAAAATCAATTGGTACTTTATCATATACTACTTTTTTATTATCATAAAACCATCCAATTGGATACATAGCATATAAATCATTCGCTACTGTACCTGGTTTTATAAATTCAATATTTGGATAGTTTTCTTTAAACCAATCATTATGGAATGTAGAACATACAACATCACACATAAATGTTTTTCTAAATTCTTCTACATATGGAAACCAAGCTAATGTATCACCTAAGGCTCCTGAATCTAAAGCAATATAGACTCTTTTACCTGTTGGATCCCAATCATGTTCATACACTAAATTATTGTTTTGATAAACTTCTACTCGCCAATTAATACAATATTTAATATTAGTACGAGTCCACATGTTATTACTAAGTGTAGTTTCATGGAGTACTTTTTTAGTTTTTCGATCTATAAATTTAGCTTTATATTCTAGATTTACAGGACCTAATATTTCTAAGAAAGCACCATCTATAAAATTAATTATAAATTTATTTTGTGGTTTTTTATTCTCTAAATTTAGGATTGGGGTATTGTTGTATTCGTTAATTAATATGTTTTTCATGATTTCCAATAATATATAAAACTTTGATAATATCCAAGAGAAACAAAATGATTATTAAAACCTTTATCAGCAAAAAATTTAACAAATTTTAATCGTTCTTCATTTCTTTGTTCTTCATTTAAATTTTGAGTGTCTTCATGATATTCAAAAAATATTTTTTGTATTTTATCCCATGTTATTTGACTTACATTTTCAAAAACATATTTTTCATGACCTTCAATATCACACTTCATATAATCTACTTTACTAAGATTATGTTTCGCAAAAAATTGATCTAATGTAATACATTGAATTGGTTGTACATCCCACCAATCAGGCCATTTAGAAATATCAATATACCCTTGTTCTGTACCTATAGCTATATTATCTACGATCCAATTATAACTTTTATTTTTATTTAAAGCCTCAAACACTCCAGGATCTGGTTCG